TTGTCTTCCTCCGGCTCGGTTTTCACACTCTTGCGTTTGGTGTCACCGCTGCTGCGCGTTGATTTGATTTCTTCGGCAAAGCCGCATTTTATTAAATCGTCACCGATTTTCTTATCCACATCCACAATCTGACCTGCGGAGAAACTAAACGTCAGACCTGAACATGAGGTTGTTACCTTAATCTTCATATTCTCCTCCTTATCCGGCCATAGCCATTGTTTTTACCGCTTCCGGCAATATCAGCTTGCCGTCCACTCTTTGGAACACCCTGAAACCGACTTGTCCGTTCTTTGCAAACAGCTCGTTAAGCCTCTGGAATGAGCGTCCCTGTCTGTCCGCTATCCAGTAATATTTCAAATCACCGAACAGCAGAATTTTATTTCCGCCGCCGATTTCAGGCATATATGCCGAGGTATGTATAGGTCTGTTCAGAATTGTATCCGGCTGTCCTGCCTGTAACCCCGGCTGCCAGAGATACTGATTGTTGGAATCCTTAAGTTTTCGAATAGCCTTAATCGTGCTGTCATTTGCAAGAAAAGCAGCATTCTTTCTGTACGGTGTTCTGAGGCTGTGATATAAGTCGATAATCTCGTCTGTTGTGATTGCATTTGCCGACGCAGATGTGACGCCGACTTCGGCTGTGTTGATGACTCCCGTAGGCTTGCCTGTACCGTTACCGTTGATAAACGCAAGCTCCTCGGCAGCGCCCATACGCCTTGCAAATTCGGATGATATGTATGTTTCAAGATTAAATGCCGAATCGTTAAGCAGTTCCTCTGAAACCTTGATTATTGTACTGAGCTTATGCGCTCCGAGCGACACTGTGCCGAATTCATCGTCACTTTCGGTATATTCCTCGCCTTCATCCGTCCATACCGCTTCACCGTGTGACGCAACCACAGGGATTTTCTTGTCGCCGTTGGCGCTTGTGATAATCGTGGCAAGTCCGCGCATAATATTTTCATCGGTAAGCTTGTCAATGAGCGTTGCCTCATATTCGTCCGGCACAAGGTATCCGCCCTCACTGTCTGTGCCAATCTGCAAGGTATCATGCACCGAATATGACAGCTGATTGTTCTGCATCAGCTTCCAGAAAGCGTTTTTATACGCATCACTCGCTCTGCCTGTTTTTATTCCGGCGCCGTTATCAGGCTTTTCACGAACAGGTGTATTTACGGGAGCGTTAAGCTGTTTCTCCATCTCCGCCTGACGCTCAAGAATATCTATTTCCTTGCCAAGCGAGACAATGTCAGCCTCCATTTTTTCGTATGCAGCCACATCATCCGCTGACAGCATACCATCCTCACGTTTTGCGTCGTCAAGGAATTTCTTTGTCTTTTCCCATAGTGACGCTCTTTTCTGTCTTAAATCCAAAATCTTACTCATTTAGTGTCCCTCCGTTACTTTAATAAATTTAACCGTTTTTCAAACTGCTCTGCCGCTGTTCTGTCCTTTTTCGGAGCAATAGGTTTCAGCTTTTTACGCATCGCCGCTATGGTGTTTGTCACCATTGTTGTCTTATCAAAAATCATGTCATCACTATCTTTTTCCTCATATTCATCGGAATACAAAACCCTGTCACAGAAACCGAAATCATGCGCCGAATGTGCGTTCATCCATGTTTCCGCATCCATGAGATGTGAAATCTTGCTGCGCGACAATCCCGTCTTTATCTGATAGGCATTGATAATCGACTCCTTGACCTCATTTAAAAAGTCAATCCCCTGTTCAAGCTCCGAAGCCTCGCCGTAAAGCATCATGGACGGGTTATGTATCATAAGCATTGATGTCGGTGACATTTCCACCATATTGCCTGCCATTGCAATTACCGATGCCGCGCTTGCCGCGATACCGTTTATCTTGACAGTAATTTTGCCCTTATGCTCTTTTAAGGCTGTGTATATCTCACTTGCAGCAAAGCAGTCACCGCCCGGACTGTTAATCCAAACCGTAATGTCTCCGGTGTATTTACTAAGTTCATCACGGAACATCTGCGGCGTAACATCATCGCTGTACCATGACTCCTCGGCAATTACCCCATTTAAAAAAAGCACGTTTTCCGTGCTTTCCGTTTCATCGTCTATCTTGTTTGTAATCGTCTTGAATTTCCAAAACTTACTCACCGTTTTCCTCACTTCCTGTCTGTCCAAAATTACCTGCATTCCTGATGTCAATCATATTTCCGTTGCACAAGTATCTGTCGCCGCCTTCCTCTGCCGGAATCTTATTCATATCCTCCAATTCCCGTATATCGTTTGCGCTGTACCATCCGTTCTGCCTTCCGACGGCATATCCGCTCATCCGGCTTTTGAAATCACCTCTGAGCAATCCGTCAACATTGAACTTGACGAAATATTTCTGCTGTTCCTCCTCTGTAAGAAGCTGCTGAAATATACTTTGCTCAATTCTTACAAGCCATGGTCGTATTGTGTTTGTTACAAAATCCAAGCTCTGCTGTTCGATGTTGTTAAATGAGCTTTTCTCTAAATCCGCAATCATATGCGGAGGAACGCGGAATATACGGCAGATTTCATTTACTTGGAATTTGCGTGTTTCAAGGAACTGCGCCTCATGTGGATTGATGGAGATAGGATTGAATTTCATCCCCTCCTCCAGAACCGCCACCTTATGAGCGTTACCGCTGCCGCCATAGGCTTCATTCCACGCGTCGCGTACCTTTTTCGGTTCCTTGAGAACACCCGGATGCTCCAATACACCGCTCGGCGTTCCTGAATTAGAGAAGAATGACGAGCCATATTCCTCCGCTGCGATTGATAGACCTATTGCATTCTTTGCCATTGCAATCGGCGAATAACCGATAAGTCCGTCAAATCCGAGACCTACAATATGCAGGATTTCGTCCTTGCGGAAAATAAAGCTGCCCTGCTTATCGGAAGTGTAGGTGTAATACAGCATTCCGTCCTCGCCGCGGTCGATCTTCATCTTCTCCGGCATAAGCGGATAAAGTTCTGTAACCTCACCCTTGCCATTACGGATAATCTGCGAGTATGAGTTGCCCCACAGCAGTAAATGCGACATTATAACCTCACGCATCACAAAGCTGTTCATTTCGGGATTAGGTATATCGTGGAGCAGCCGATACAACGGATGCGTACACACGCGTTCCTTGCCGTTCTCGGTATAAGCATAAACGTGCATCGGAAGGCTTGCTACCGTTTCCGATATAATGCGGACGCAGGCATACACAGCCGTCGTCTGCATTGCAGTCCTCTCCGTCACCGACTTACCTGACCATGTTCTTCCGAACGGAAAATATCTCCCTCCGCCGACACTGTCACCTGTGTGATTTTTTGGATGGTCTCTTGATTTAAATATTGATTTGATGAGTTTCATATTTCCTCCTGTACAAATTTTTCGATATCTATTGACATTTGATAGCTTTTATGCTATCATTAAATTGTAAATAAAAACTACTTATCGGAGTATACTAATTATGTACACTGTAGAATTCTACGAAAAGGCAAACGGTGAATCCGAACTGTGGGATTTCTTAGAGAAACTGCGATTAAAAGCTGAAAACAGCAAAGATGCAAGAATTCAGTTTAAGCAAATATCACTTTACATTCAGCTTCTCGAAGATAACGGTACACGATTACCTAATAACATTACAAAGCATATTGATGACGGTATATGGGAGCTTCGTCCCGGTAATAATCGTATCTTTTATTTTTTCTTTGAAAACGATACCTTTATCCTTCTGCATCAATTTCATAAAAAGACACAGAAAACACCACGGCGAGAAATCGAAAAAGCAAAATCCGAACGTGATGATTACTTATCCAGAAAGGGGCGATTATAATATGAGAACATGGAACGATTATAAAGAACACGTTAAAGCGGTTGACCCTGTTGCGGCAAACGATATTGATGATGTTGAAAGTATCGCAGCCATTGTCGGAGCACTTATCGAAAAACGTAATTCACTCGGCATAAGTCAACGTGAGCTTGCTTCGCTCTGCGGAATGCCACAGTCCTCAGTTGCAAGAATTGAGTCATACAAGACTACTCCAAATCTTGATACACTTCTTAAGCTAATGCATCCGTTGGGACTCACATTAACTGTATCTTCAACTAAATAAGATAACCATTTACACCTCTTTCATTTTGTATGGAAGAGGTGTTTTTCATATCAAAATACAATAATACCTCTACTATCATAAACACTGCCTTGATTTTGCCCCGCATTACGAACCGCACGGTCAAGCGCCATTACAGATGCAACCGCTCCGTCAATACGCTCAGTACTGCATTTCTTGGACAGCTTAATATTTTCTGCCGCATCCGTCTCAACACACACATTATCAAAATTCCAACGTAAAACAGGATGATTGTTATGTATTATTTTCTTTTTCAGAACAAGGGAATACAGCTCCTTTGTAGGCGGAGACATGTCCTTAAATCCCTGCCCGAACGGAATCATTGTCAACCCCTCATCCTGTAAATTCAAAATAATCTGTGTTGCGTTATATCGGTCATACGCTATCTCCCTGACAACAAATTTACTTGCAATCTCCTTTATATCAGTTTCAATCCTTCGGTAGTCCACCACGTTTCCTTCCGTTGTGCGAATAAAATCATTTACTTCCCACACGTCATACGGAACATGGTCACGGCGTACACGCTGACGCAGATTTTCCTCCGGTATCCAGAAATACGGAATAATAATATATTTCTCCGTATCGTTTCTCGGCGGGAATACAAGAACAAACGCAGTCAGGTCAAGTGTTGTTGAAAGGTCAAGTCCTCCGTAGCATTCACGTCCGCGCAATGTCTCTATATCAATCACTTCATCGCAAGCGTCCCATTTATCCATCTGCATCCAGCGTGTGGACTGCTTCACCCACTGATTAAGCCTTAACTGTCTGAACAGATTTTCTTCCGCCGGATTTTCCTTTGCGGATTGAAATGCGGCACGTACTTTTTCGATATCAACCGTATGACCAAGCGAGGGATTTGCCTTGTACCAATTTGCCTCATCGCTCCAGTCATCGTCCTCTGCAATTCCGTAGATTACAGGATAAAATGTCTGGTCAATTTTCCGTCCTGCCAATATATCAACGGCCTTTTGATGTACCTCATAGCAAATACTGTTTCTGTCAGTTCCTGCAGTGGTTATGAGGAAAAACAACGGCTGTGTTCTTGCATCACCTGAGCCTTTTGTCATTACATCAAAAAGCTCACGGTTCGGCTGGGCATGAAGCTCATCAAAAATTACACCGTGAACATTAAGTCCGTGTTTTGTATACGCCTCGCTTGACAAAACCTGATAAAAACTGTTTGTAGGTTTATACACCAGACGCTTTACTGACATTATAGGTTTTATTCTTTTCTTAAGCGCCGGACACTGGTCAACCATATCTACAGCCACGTCAAAGACGATACTTGCCTGTTGGCGGTCACTTGCGCAGCCGTAAACCTCCGCGCCCCATTCACCGTCACCGCAGGTGAGATACAGAGCTACACCGGCAGCAAGTTCAGATTTACCCATTTTCTTTGGGATTTCAACATATGCGGTATTGTACTGACGATATCCGTTCGGCTTTACCGTGCCGAACACATCGGATATAATCTGATCCTGCCACGGCAATAAATCAAACGGAACTCCACGCCATTTACCTTTGGTGTGTTTCAAGGCGTTTATGAAAGCCTTTGCCCGCTGTGATTTGTTTTCATCAAACATTATTTTTTCTCCCCGTCCAATGACAAAAGCTGCTCCATAGTATCGTCAGAATTGTCTGTTCCGCTGTCGCTTACAATCCTCGACCGCGATGCCGGAGTAAGTCCAAACTGCTCACAAAATTTGCTCATCTGCTTTAAATATTGCTGTGCAATGGAAACCTGAGGAACCTGCTGCCAATATCCGCTCGGTGTTTTTACAATAGCGCCGTGCTTGGAGATAAACTCCTCTGCCGCTTTCCAACGTGCGTACGCTTGGCAGTATCCGGCAAATGCCGCCATATCCACCTCTGTCAGAATACCAAACTGTTCCATCTGCTTTGCTAAGCGCCGCCACTCCTTTTTCGCATCATCCTCCAGCCATTTCGGGCAGGACGGCGCTTTCGCCTTTGGTTTCGGCTCATTCGCGTTTAACCGGCGCTTGCCGGGATTACCCTCAAGCTGTTTTATCGCCGTAGGTTTCGGCGTTCTGCCCCTCTGTGCCAAGCATATCACCTCGCTCTTATATATATTTTCGCACGAAAAAACCGCCTCAAAAGGCGGCTTTCAAAATCCTTATTTCTTTATTTGTTCAAATCCCCACAGCACTGCACTTCCGCCGTCCTTGAAATACTCGTCAGCCTGTGCTATGCGTGAAATTCTGCATTCAATATCACCAAGTCCTGTTTCTTCAGGAGTTTCAATAAACTCGTAAACCGCTGCAGTGAACCCTTTGAATGTAAGGTCGGTCACTAAAACGTGTTCTTCGTATTTAAGTACCGAACCGTAGCTTGAGCTTGTTTCCGTCTGTAAGTGTTCCATTGTTGTAATCTGTGGGTAGTCCATATAAATTGCCATTTTCGTTTTTCTCCTTATTTACTTGAGCGTCCTAATTCGTAAGCCTCTGTCAAGGCAGTTTTCAGTTCCCAAATTGCAGCCTCAAAGAAGTCATGGTCACCGCAGCGGTGTGTTTCCAAATCACCTCTGCCTTGAACATTAACAAAAATTCTGTCTGCCAGTTCATAAAGTTTCTTATCAAGTTCTGCCTTTTTCATTTTTTGTCCTCCGTCTTAATCGTTGATTTCTTTTGCGAAATAGTATCCGAACACATCTCTTGCAATTCCGTAATTGCTTTCGATTCCGTATTTTCTGTCTTCCTTCATCGCAGCCTTTGCAAGTTCCATGGCAGCCTTTTTACTTTCCTCACGGCTCAATCCCTGAAACCTGTATTCGCCGTCTTTTTGTAAACGTCTGATTGCATCCTTTTGTGTGATTTTCATGGTAAGTTACCTCCATTTTCTTTATTGTGAGTACATATTACCGTCACTCAGAGGTTTTATCAATACAATTACTGCACAATATATACACTTTTGATTTGTACATATTACAGCTATATATTTCAAAAGAAAAAGCCGCCCAACGGCGGTTTCT